CTATGCAGTGTGAGTTCTAACGATCTTGTTGAAGCAATCAGTTACTGCTACGAAACCGACTTCGATCTCTGCCTTGACTGCAAACATGTTGTGCTGCCACAGGTTGACCTGTCCTGTTCCGATGGTCAGTGTTGCCTGATTGGAGATGTCGATCTTGACGCCCTCAACTGTTCCGTACAGGGCCTTTGTCCAGTCGCCTGCAAAACCGATCGTGTCCGGCTTCGCTGCTGTGCCGCTTCCTGAAGCGTTGCCTGCGCCATACAGACCTCTTGAATACTCTACAGGCTGACCAATCAGTCTCGGGATAGCTCCCTCAGCCACGTTGTTGATGAAGAGCGGACGGCCGTCATTATCCAGGGCAGAAAGCATCTCACCCCTTGCCTGCGGTGACATTGCGAATCCGTTGATATCTCCGCCGTGAGCTGCGATGTCAACGTCAGCTGCTACCAGAGCCTTATAGAATCCGCCTTCGCCACTTGCGTTAACATCGATGGACTGAGCCGTACATCCGGTCAGCACGTCGAAGCCTGTTCCCGGAGTTGTTCCGTTGAATACTGTAGCGTCGAACTTCTTGCCGAGTGCGCCCGGAAGTCTGTTAACGAGCTCATCATAGAGAGCCTTATAGTCTCTTGCGAACTCATCTGAGAATGGTACGATGACTGCCAGCTTGTAGCCCTTCATGACCTTCTGGCTGAGTCCCGGGTTGGATACCGGCTTGGAATCCGTTTCTGCTACCCAATTAGCCTCCGGATCAGATGTGATCATAGGAATGGTCAGACCGTTTCCCGGAAGTGTGATCTGGCGCGCCAGTTTCATGACTGCAGATTCCTCCTGCGTCTTCTGAATGATCTCAGCGGAGATCTCGCCTGGCAGTGTAATGTTTGTTCTGTTAGTTGAAATACCTGGCATGTTTATTTTCCTCCTGCTTGTAAGCTTTCCTGTACCCATTCAGCGAACTGATCACGGGTACTTCCTCCTGTGCCGGGCGGATTCACTTCGCCCTGATCCTTGACGACCGGATATGCGCTTGGCTTTGCAAATGCAATGATGTCATCTGCCTGCTTCTCGCAAGCTTCCTGCGTCTCGGCGGTGAGCAGACCTGCCGGCACACCTTTTTCTTTTGATACGCTCTCGCGAATCGTTCTGATCTTGTCTGCCTTTTTCATTCCGTCCAGTTCCTTTTGCAGCGCGTCCGCTTTCTCTGTGGCTTTTTGCAGCTCGGTCTTCGATTCTTCTTCGAGTGCGTCAAACTTCTGAGCCTTGGCCTTCAGCTCCTCATAATTCTCGTACTTGGCTGTCAGTTCCCCGACACGCTTCTGCACGACGGCGTTGAGTTCCGCCTGCGTGAAGGTCTTCTCTTCCGTTTTTGTTGTTTCCTGAATGTTGTTTTCAGTTTTTTCCATCGTTTTACCTCCTGATGTATGAGTTGATCCGCGTTTAGCCACGCGTTGGCAATAAAAAAGCACCCGTTAAGGTGCTAACTTGACTTTATGGTATTATGCTCTCTATCATAGCCGCTTCATCCGGGCTGTCGATATCGCAAGTGTAATCGTTGATCGCTACGTAACTGTTATAGTCGATCGTGTTGAACTCTTGCCCGCATATGAGCGTCCATAGTTCCCAAACGATTGGATGTCTTTTATATACTCCCCGATCATTCCAGTATTTCAGTGAATGGATCGCGCTCTTCAGAAGATCTGTGTTTCCGACTTTCAATGCGAACGGCTCGGCCCATGGCTTTGGATATTCAGGAGCAAAAGGCGGCGCCGAGGCAAAGAGCTGGATCCGTGTCGTTTCGGTCTCAACGATCGTCTTTATCGCTTCCGGCGAGAATATAACGTCCCCGAAGACATAGCATACCGGTTCTTCTGTCGGGTAAAATGCATCGCACCAGAATCCAACGATTCCCCACCTGTCCACATGAAAACTGTTATTATGTTTCAGTACCGGAACGCCAAACTGCTTGAACACATCATTGTTCGAGCTTATGGCGATGTCTTCCACGCCATTCTCCCTCAGCAGTCTGATGGTCCTCTCTATAATCGGCTCTCCGTTGATCCTGGTCAATTGCTTAGGCTCTGGCCAGTGTTCGTAGGATCCGCCGCACATGATGTTGTATTTCATGTTTCCTCCAATAAAAAAGCACCTGATTGGGCACTTTTGGTGTACCTCAAGGGTGCTAACTTATACTATGTACTTGTCCGGATCTGCTTCATCCACCGGTGGGATCTCGTCCCACGATATCATGAGCTTGCGGATCCGCTTCAGCTCCTTCGTCAATTCCTCTATAGCCTTTACGATTGCCTTTGTGTCCTTATCCATTTTCCCTCCCACTAAAAAAGAGCCCGTAGGCTCTTCTGTTGTCATTGGTTCCATCCTTTAGTTTATATCCAAATTAGTTGGCATTGCATTTTCAATATTAACCGCAACTGCAAAAAAGATTTCAGGAAAATGTTCTTTCTCATCTGTGTGGAATAAGTCTGGATAGTAATCGATCGGCTTTTCTGACAAGTCAAAATACACATTAATTGCATCCTTTGTGTATTCCACACCTGTTCCTAGTCTGTCCTTATTGGACAGCACAAAATCAGCCCCGTATTTTTCAACGAGCATCTTGCCAGCTATTACCTTTGCCTCTTGTGCTGTAACCATATTACTTAACTCCTAGAATCTTATTAAACCATTCCTGCTCACTTCCAGAAAATTCAATGGTTTCTCCTTTCAAGTTGATTATAACACTCTTCTTTTGCCAAGTAAATAATCTTCTTAGAGTTATCCTGTCCTCTGGCGATGAAACTGGCATAGATATCACCGGATGGGAATGACTTGTCCATTCCCACTTTCCTTCTTTCAAGGTATTTTCTAATTCTTTTGGTATGTCCCACTTCGACCCATATCCCCGAAGAAGTATTTTCCTATTCCCTTTACTGAAGATTGCAAATTCATCTCCCGTTACCGCTGTCAATGCCGCCAAGTCTCTCGTATGCAAATTCTTTGCTTTTACTTCAATCCACTTGTATGGTTCCTGTACTCTTTCCAATAGCCGTTTTTGTCGTCTTATAAGTTTTGTTTTATCACTTCTTAATGAATCTAAATAGTCTCGATATTCGTTTGAATGCGATGCGATTACAAACTTATTGTCTTTCTCTATAAGTTTCGCATACGCTGCCCTTTTCTGTGCATTGATAAAGTCTTTGTTTGCAGCATATTCAGCCCTGCGCATTGAATTGATTTTATCCTGCCATGTATCGCCTTCGGCATTGTTATACATGTCCAGATATTCGTTTGGATCATAGCCTTCAATTTGCCCCGGACCGTTGAAGCTGATCATAAATGCACATTTGCAATTTGTGTGAATGTGCTCAGCATGATCACCGTTTATCGTCTTCTTCGATGCTCGTCTCCAACCATTTGACGCCAGCATGATGCAGAACGGACAAGCATCTCCGCTTGGTATCCAGGCAAAATATGCGCCGTCTCTCTTTGCATTCCTCAGTGTAGTTTCTTCGCCGGTCCTTTTGACCAGTTCGCTGACTGTACTCGGTACTGTACTCGGAGCCCTTTCAAGCGTACTTCTAATTGCCTTTTCCACATACTGTATGCTTTGCGTCGGTTTCGGCTCTGCAGGCGGTACACGGACTTTTTCTATCTTGGCTACCTCATCATACATCTGGCACGATGTTGCCGATGCCGCTTCACCATATTTTGTCGCTAGCGAATATGCTACCGTTATAAGCTTTTCAACGTCATCAGTGCCGTGTTTATCTATCCACTCCTGCATTTTACGGCCCGCAGTTTTATTGATCTTAGAGAGCTTCGTAACGTAATTATTCCAGTCCTTCCTCGTTAGTTTCATTCTCTATCTCCTCCAGGATCGTCATGCCGCGTTTTCTGCTCTCCTGAGCTTTTATCCTTCGGATATCAGCCTGATCAAATCCAACCATTTCCAGATAAATATCGGTGCTTGCAAACTCCTGACGTGATGAGGCTATTTTTACTGCTGCATCTGCAGTCGCTGCTATGGATGGCATAGCAGGATTTTTGAAATGTGCAACGATCTCCTTCTGCCCCGGATCAAGTTCCTCTATCGTTGTGTTGTTTGCTATCGCCAGAGCCATTAACGCAATCGTCCTTAATGCATCGCCATTACCTGCGTTCAGATCTTCCGCAAGCTGGATCAGCGTCTGTGACTGCGCCAGTATCGCATCGGAACTGGTTGGATTTGCATCATTCACCACACCTGTGTCTGTAACGCTCAGCCCTGTTGCAGCAGAAAACTGTGTCGCAAGCATTCTGAGCATCTCAACGTGAGGAGACAGCGTCCCCTGCTGCAGCTGTCCGAAGGAAGGTTTTTCACCGGTCTCCGGATTTGTTGTCGACGCCAGTATGTTCCCGATGTACTGTCTGAACTTCTGATTTACGACTTCATCAAATTGCTCATCCGTTACCCCCAGCAGATATTTCTGTGGCGCTGTTGAAAACTCCAGTCCAATCGTCGCATTCGCAAGCGTTCTGACATATCCCTGAATAAGTCTTCTGACCGGTTCCTTGATTCTGGACCGGCCAAAAGGCTTTGATGATGTAGCATTCCAGATCAGCGGCTCCATCAAAGGCCGTCCCATGATATGCGGTCTCTTTTCCGCTTCCCAAATGTTGTTTTTCTTTGCGAGCACCCATATGGCATCATCCGTATGCAGATTGATAAGTGATGGATGCCATGTCGATTTCTGTGATTCATCCGGGACTGTATCGATCACCGCCATTCCGCAATCGATCCTTCCCTTCTCCCCGTTCCAGAGCGCCGCTGCAGTCAGCGGTGTATGGAACCTTATAGCGCATCCAGCTTCCGGATCCGCTCCGAGAGTCGCAAATGTACAACCGTATTTCAGCTCGTCACGGCAGTTCTTTCTGTACTCTGCAACAAGCCTGTTTGCTGTTACTATCTGTTTAAGCTGTTCGTCAGGATCACCGTTGACTCTAACGAAACCGTCAAACATTGATCTCGCCGCCAGCACATCGACTGTCTTTGCGCCCCATTCGCAGCCTATCTCGAGACCTGCGAATCCCTTTGGAAGCGCAATTCCAAGATTGACTTCGCCAAGCGATATATGGCCTTCGTAATATTTGTTTTTTCTTTCGTTTTTGCTTTTGTGGTAGTTGTATACCTCGATCAGTTTTTTGAGTTTGTCTCTTTCCAGCTGACCAAGTCCTGTTACCTTGTCCGGTGAAATGTTCAATTCCATTTTTTATCCCACTCTCATTCTTCTGTTTGGATCTCTTTTTGAGTTCTTTGCTCCCCATAATGCAAGGGCGGCCGCTTCAATCGGGATCGAGTTGTCTCCACCGAACCCCCAGCCACCGCCTATAGGTCTTTTTATTGATGTAATGGCACTGTCACGCAATGATTCCTGCTTCCTGTACCATGTCACATTCTTTTCATTAAGCGCATCCATCAGCAAGCCCACGGACGCGATCACGTCTTTGACGGAAGGCTTTAACACGGATCCTTTTGCTTTCCAGGTGTCGGAGATCTTGTCGATCAACACATCTACCCCGTTTCTTCCGTCTATAACAACGCAGCACGCCTGATCGTATCTGTCTATCAGCCACTTCGCAAGCCACTGCGTTCCCTGCCCGGTCGGTTTTTTCTGTATGAACGATATTCTTGCCGGTCCTTCCGGTGGGATAACTGCTCCGCAAAGGCATACTTCCGATGCATCCGGTGAGAATTTCACGCCATACGCCGTTTTCCCTTCCGGCTTTTTCTTCATCGACCCGCAGGAATCCCACAGCGTTTCGGGTATAGCATAGTTATCTGCCTTGCTAAGTTCCGGAGCCCACCATCCCAGGCGTTCTCTGCAAAATCCATCCCTTGACATGGTTCGGAACTCTTCACGCATAAAATCCTCTGTCAAATGGATCCCGAGAGCCGGGTTCGTCATGTACCACAGGCCCTCATCCTCCGCGTTGATCTCATCAACATTTTTTGCCTGTACTCCCCACTCATGCCATGAATCGTGAGTGCCTGGCGCTTCCATGCTGATCACACGTCTGCGGCGGAATACTGTTCCGGGACACCCTGGATACGGAGGCGTGCCTGTATATATGATCTGGCGCATTCCTGTCGCCGATGCTGACAGTGTCGGCATAAGTGCTTCGACCTGATCATCCGTCAGTTCCTGTGCTTCGTCATAAACGAGGAGTGATATTCCGTCAAATCCTCTGGCTGCCTGCCTCGATCTGGCCGAATATTCGATAGATCCACCATTATCAAGCTCTATCGCCTCTTCTCCGTTTGTGTACCGGATCTGTTTGACGATATCCAGTATCTCCGGATGTCTCTTATCAGTGAACATGGCTGCCAAACGTCTGAATGACTTCTTGGAAGTCCTGACCTGATGCGCTGTATGAAGGATCTTTTCGCCGTTTATAACCATGCCGTAGAACTCTCTTGCCTCAAGGCAGATGTTCTTCCCGTTCTGACGTGGCAGTGAGAGTCCCGCTGAGGTCATGGTGTATTGTCCCGCTTCATCTGTTCCGAGCCAGCAGTCAACTACATCAGCCTCCCAAGGATCAAGATCATTGCCGTATGCCGCCATAAGCATTGCTGCTGATTCTCCATCTGATGAAGATCTTTTCGGCTCTATTCTTATGCTTGGTTCCTGTGAGCCTCTCATGCGCTGTCCTTCTTATCACGAACAAAATCAAGCACCGTTTGCGGCTTGATCTGCTCCGTCTGGTCGACCAATTCCTGCTGCAGCTGCTCCGGAATTACACTCAAAATCTTATCCATTCCGAGCATGTATGACTTCCAAAGTGCCTCATATGCCTTAAAAACAGGGTTCTCCCGAACGCCTTTTTGACCTCCTCCGTTGTCATACTCCACTGTGATCGTGGCGTCTTTCAGCTGCTCTCTGGCCTCGTCAAGTTTCACTTTCATGAAGGCTGTGTTTACGATGACCGGTTCTATAACCTTCATCTTATGCTCTGATATCTTTGCCTTCTTTATTTCCCGTAAAACCTTGCGCTGTTCTTTCCTGATCAGCTCTTCAAAGGAATATTCTTTCATGGAACATTTTTCCTTTCTGACCACCCCCTCTCTCGCCCGCGCGCGCGAGGGGGTAAATCGGCGCTTGACAGCCGCGGGTCGCCGTACCCGGAGGGAGGGGACACTACCCCACCTTCTGTAAGTGTTTTTTACCAATCTCCATCCGGTTCATCTATTGTGATCTTCTTTTTCTGTTCGCAGCTGAGCCGGTTGCCCTTCATCGCGTTGCATATATAGTGCGCAGCCTGAAGATTGTTCCAGTCCTGCGCCGCTGCCTGCGGCGATTCATATCCGAACTCTTTCCATCTGCTTACAGGTTTGATCTCATCGATGACGAATGATAACGGATGCTGTGCATCGGACGGTTCGTCATAATGTATCGGTCCCAGCTTCCCGTGACATATCCCGCATTCATCTCCCCGGGCTTTTATTCGAGCCCGGTACTTTCTCCTTAGATTCCCATTTGAATATCTTGGATTGCTCATTTTATTCTCCACTGAAAAAGCCCCGGTGATATTACCGGGACTGTTCCAGTTTCTTCGCTACTTCTTCGAAAGGAGGTATCCTTTGAGCTCATAGTAGTTTCTGATCTCTGCCATCTTTGGCCACTATCATATTAACACGTATTTTTTTCCCCAGGAGGGCGAGTTAAACCCAAAACATATTGTGCGCTACATAGTAGATAAACCTTTGCTTGTACGTTCTGTATGTCCTCGGATGCGCATCGTCTGGATATCTTTTGTGTTCTGTAATGTTGGCCCATACGCCTCTTCGGTATTCATCCGGGATCATTTCCAGCGCTGAGTCCACAGCATCGATAGCTTCTTTCAATTCCGCTCTGCGTATGCCGTCACGCTCTGTAGGGTTGCCTTTGACAGTTCCCTTTGGCTGCCCATCCGGTGGTGGTTGCGATTCGTCTATGATACCGTTATACTCTGCCACCCTTCTGTTATGATCCCTGATAAACGCCAGTGTCATTCTATACAATGGTTGAGGTAGCAGGTATTTATTATTCTTATATGGCTGGTAATCTCTTGTCATCTTATTCCTCATCAAAACCAAGCTGTACAGACCAGTTTTCTCTGTACCGCTTCTCTTTCCTTACCGGTTTCCCCTTTTTCCACCTTGTCAGCCTTGGCGCCGGTTCCAGGCTTACCTGGATCAGCTCCAGGCAGTCAACTCCAAGTATCGCATGTTCATATCTGTTGATCGTTTCTTCGTCGATGTAATATCCGTCATATGGTTTCAGTTCTTTCTGGAGCAATCTCTCAGAGACTTCTTCTCTCCTGATCTGCGGAATGACTATACTTCCGCTTTGACTATATCGCTTCTTGTGCACTGAATCAGGAAGCCTGAATGTCTTCTCGGTCTCTTTGATCAGGTATTCTGCCAGCTTGTAATAATTACCGCTCTCATCAAGCTGTTTGAAGTTGACCCAGCCGTGTTTCCATCTGGAAGCAATTACTTCAGGATCTATCCCGCTGCACACGATATGGTGGTGTATCCTATGGTTTTCATATTCGGTAACAGCCACCCACTTCCACTGGGCGCCTCTTCTGTCACAATAGTTTTTCATATTCCTGAGAAACTTTTTTCTATCTTCTTTGGCCTGCTGTCTTGACGGTTCTGATGAGTACGTGAGCGTAAGATGATAATCTCCAAATTCAAAATTATTGTTCAGGATCGCCGTGAGGTTTCTTACAGCATTCCTGAGATTGATTTTCTTAACCGCTTCAGGCGTCGGATTTGTTTTCTTTTTTCTCTTTTCGCCTTTTTTCGTTTTTACTCTTGTACTCGCCCTGTATGCCTGTATGATCGTTCGGCCTGCGACGATTGTTTCTCTGATTATTTTCATGTTACCGTTTTAATATTCTTATCAAGCTATATGGGAGCGCTTGCAGCTCCCATGCTCTTCCTTTTATATATGTGGTTTTTTACTCGCTATCTAAATATACTTTTGCTGGATGTGTCGGAGGCATGTAGGGAAATTCGATATCCACAAAACTGTTACGATTCGTAAACCAAGATTCACCGTCATCGTCTGTGAACGCCTTCCCTTCTATGTCATATGCTCGACCGTTGGTATCTTTGAATACCCTGGAACATCTTATGTTCTGATATCCGCCATGTGGTAATTCTCTCCACTCATCTTCTTCCCCCGTCAATGGCGTTATGGGAAGAAATCTTAATAGCCTTTCGAGAATGCTAAGTGCATAATATGCCGAGTGATTAGTATGCCCCTGATCCATAAATATCTCTATGATTTGCAGGATGTTTTTATCCATAAAGTCTTGCATGCCCTCGGCATCGTGAGGGATTTTCGATAGCTCTCTTTTTGCATATTCAATCATCATTTCTTACCACCTCTCATATCTGCTCTGCACACACCGCACTTTCAAACATGAGTTGATAATTTGGTGTTGGATTGTGTGTCATACCTCTTCTCGCTTTCCTGTGCCTTCGCTATGACGTTCTTGAGTATCATCTCAACGGTGGTTGTCATTGTTATAAGTTCCACCCTCATTGCTGTGAGTTCGCTTATTATGTCTTTTGTGCTCATATACTTTGTGTATGTCATTCCTCTACCTCGCTTTCCGTTATGTTTACATCTTCACAACCAGTCTGCTCTCTCATAATTCTGTATGTAAGACACGGCTCGTTATAATATTCTTATGTTTACATCTTCACAACCAGTCTGCTCTCTCATAATTCTGTATGTAAGACACGGCTCGTTATAATATTCAAGCATTAACCCTTGAACTAATATAAGAGCGTGTCTCAATTCCATGTGATAGGCTATGTGGTTTCCGTTATCGTCAATAACGCTGTATAATTGTCTATCCATTATTTCTCTACCTCGCTTTCTCCGTTAGCGTCATCACTCTCTCCTTTACGTTCTGTTGCCTCCGTCCCAGAACAACAGGACCAGGCACAGCATTCCCATGGCGACCAATATCTCCTGCAGCGTCATCCTGCATAATCCTCGCTTTTTATTGCTTCGTCGACAACTGTCCCTGTCGCCATAGCCCTTATACACTCATTAGGCACATCGCAATACACGGCATTCATGAGCAGTTCGCATTTAGCTGCCTCTCTAAGTATCGCGTAAAGCGAGCTGATCTTTATTTCCACCCTGTCTTCCGGGTTAAATGCATCCATGACTCCCATTGCTTACACCTCCGCATTGATTATTCTCTTCTCGATCGTCAGCACCTTACACAGGGCAATCGTTGCCTCCTCATATGCGGCGACCAGCTCCGTCGGGATCTCCCTGGTATTCGTTCTGTTGATGGCTGCATGCCATTCTTCAAAATGCTTTTCGGTGCATGCCAGTCGTTCGGCAGCTGCCATCTTATCCGGGGCCTGCCTTTTGATAAACAGCGGTGTAACTATTCCTATCTCTTTCCTTACATCAATTCTTTCCATTTGATACCTCCTGAAAATCAATAATTGCTATTCTTCCGTTCCTGAATGTGATGCCACTTCTGCCAATGCTGACGTGCTCTCTTTGTCCGTCCTGATCAACTTCGATACAGCATATATAAGATCTGCACTCTTTACTGCACCCTCGTAACATCTTTTTCTTTCTGGCCATCGTTTCATCGCATTCTCTTTTGATAATTACTTTCTGATTCATTTCTGCTTGTTTTTTTCTAAATACTCTTTCAGTTCGCCCCGCATGATACGTGATCTGTTGAACAGCGTGTGCCCTCTGTTTGGATTGTTATTTCTAAAAGCCTTTTCTGATTCCTTTTCAAGCCGGTGTATCTCCGCTCGTATCCTCTGTTCATATGGTGTGCCCTGCCTGCTTTGGTTTCTGATCAGGGCTCTTTCTTCTTCCTCTTGGATCCGACGCGCCAGTATAGCCCGCTTCATCCTGTTTTGTTCCTGTATTTTCATTAGCTCGATATTTTCCGGATCATCTAATATGCACGGTCTCCGGATGCACTTTGTGCCATTTTGAACACTCTCCTCCATGAACACACACAGGCACTCCCTCTTGGGACAAAGCAGAAATGATCCGAACTCTTTCACATGTTCAGCCCTTCGCCTTTCCTGTTCTTTTTCCATACTTCGCATACCTCCATTTCATTTTCTGTATGATCCAGTTCATGCAAACCGTATGCTTCCCTGACAGCTCCCGGTTGATTCTTCTGGCATTTTCATTCTGCATGTCTTCTTCATATCTGCAGATCCAATTCGGTCTACCTCTCATTCCAATCCCTTTACTACATCTTTTATTAAAGCCAGGCATGAGTCAGCGGTAACACATATGCTGATAACACAGCCGTTTTCGAACTCCGCTTCAACGATCTCCTCGTTATCTTCCCAAACCTGATATTTCAATTCCTTCAGATCTGCATACTGCCTGGTGCTCTGAAGCAGCTTCTGCAGCAGATGCGTAGTTTCAAATTTGTTTTCTCCCATGACTGCTCCTCTAATAGATTCCATCAATATAGTGATTGCCTAGACCTGTCAGCACTATCAGTGCCGTAAATGCCAGCCACGGAAGCGCGTACCACAGCGGGCTGTTTATTCTTATCCTGTACCGCTTCATTCAGCTCACCTCCGTGTTCTCGTAGATCTTTGCCGCGATTTCATCAGCGTCATACAGTTTTGTGCGATTGAATTTGACACATGTCAGGTCTTTTACAATAAAGGCAACTCTGTCATTGCCACAGCCAAGACATCTTTTAATATCTTCGCGGTTAATGAACTCCGCCCCGCCAGCTGCTCTCTGCAGGGCTTTCTTTATGCTTGTTTTGGTCATAGATGTACCTCCGTGATATAATCCTCCCAGAAAGGACGGTGCATTACATGAAACACGAAATCCAGCAAGATTTTGATTGCAGCCGTTTTACTGCGGTTTCTCCTTTATCAAAGAAATCTATTATAGAAATAGCCGAATTGCTCAAAGGCTCATTCCCCGAAGTGATAGCCTGTTCTGCCGAACCATCGTTGAGCCTGCGATATCATAATGTCGAAAGTTCCTACTTGCTAAGCGAGTTCCAAAAAAACTATTCTAATAGTTCTCCTTATGTCGAGGTGAGCATTTCCATTTACGCAGACAACCCACAGTCCTTGGCCTTTATTTTTCATTTGTCTACTCGCTCTTGTTTTCTCCATTTGCGTAGCAATGCTTTGACTCTTGCTGAACTTGAAGACCTTCGTGATGTTATCTCTGAACGCATTTCTACTATTCTTGATCACGCTCAGTTCATTGACGTTTCTGAAGATGCTGACCATCTTGAAACGCTTTATTCAAAGGTGATGACTCTGCCTGTAGTCGATGCGTCTGGGAATGTATTAAACAAACCTGAGAATCGAAACCAAAATACTGACAAAACTGATGCCGGAAATGGCGCCAAGAAGAAACGTATTTACAAGTCTGGTCTTTTCTGGACGATTCTTGGCGTTATTCTCACCGCGTTTTTCTTCGTGATTCAATATGTGTATCCACCTGGTCACTGATATCCCTAGCATTATTCCCAGTAACGAATTGCTTATCACTCCGACCATTCCTTCCTCCTAATCTCCCGCTTCAAAAGATGAATCTCTTCAGCAACACAAACGTTTCAAAATCGAGCTCGGCGTTGCAATTCCTGCTGCAGTTGCTGGTGCAGTTGCTGCAATTGCGTCTGCAATCTCTGTATATCTAATGCTTGCATAGCACATACGATTCCAAGCAGCATGATTCCAACTCCTGTTACTATTGATATGATCAGCGGCACTATCATTTGATTCCCTTCCGTTCCTTATACTTTGCGATTGCTTCCTCTTAAGTGACATCACCGACATCAACGAGGAGAAACAGTCTCAACGTCAGCCATAGGTTCGCCTTCATCAAAATCTATTTCCAATTTGAAACTTTCTAGCTGGTCAATTGTTTTTATCAATTGGTCGGCGTCTTTTTTCGCTTTGTAAATCAGATCGTTAAACTCATTGAGGTTTTTGACGGATATCCTCAGACATCCAGTAGGCACCCTTCTGCCTTTTCCTTTATCCTTTTCAATGTAATAACCTTCCATATTCCTTCCTCCTAACATCTCTTCTGTTTTCCCGTGGTATAATCTCCTTACAGGCCACCGCCATGGCCTAGTATTGGGAAAGGAGGATTATGCCGTGAATGGTAAAGAGCAATTGGCTTTTAATGCTGCTAAAGAGATTGTGATTGCAAAACTTTCTCAGTCCTCACCGAGCGTATCTAACGCTGCTGCGGGCAAGGGTATTGGTGAGATGTTTGAAGCAATCTACGAAAAGCTTCTGCAAATCACTTCAAATGAGTAGCATGATCTAAAAGCACTTCTGCAACACGGGGGATATTGGTTACATCGTCTGTAGTAGCTGTATCCCCTGTTGCTTTTTTCAGGTATTCATTAAGTTCGGTGGTCACGATTTCCGTAAGTTTTTCCCCATCGATTGTTGCTGTGATGTGGTGGTACCGTCCTTGTATCGCTTCAACCAGAGCGATTACTTCCTTTTCTGTTCCACAAATATTAATATCCATATTCCTTCCTCCTAATCTCCCGCTTCAACATGAAGCCTTATGTGGTATCCGTAGGATAGCACTGTTGTTTACTGTATTAAACTATTTGAATAAAAAAATATCGGCTACTGAACAATCCAAAGCTCTAGCAATCTTTAACATCGTATCTGAAGTGACAACCTCTCTTGTCCCTGTTTCCAGCTGCGATATTACAGTTCTAGCGACATCAGACTTTTCAGCAAGCCGATCTTGACTCATTCCAAGCTCTATTCTACGCTCTTTGATTTTTGTGTTCATCATGAACCTCCTCTCTTTGGTTGTCTATAGTTTACTGTAGTAAACGCGCCCCTGTCAACAACTTTTTGTTTATTTGAGTAAACTTTTTTTCTTGCGTTGTTCTTTGTTGTATACTATAATAAACAATGCAGAAAGGAAGTAGATATAATGAGTATTGGAAATCTAATCAGACGTTACAGAGAAATGAACAAACTATCAATGCAGGAATTTGCCGATAAAACCGGATTGAGCAAAGGCTATATTTCTATGCTTGAAAAAGGAATACACCCTCAAAATGGCAAGCCTATAGTTCCATCCGTTGAGACTGTCAGTAAAATTGCCGACGCAATGGGAATCTCTATAGATGAACTTCTTGAGCGCACAAATAGTTCACAGGAAATAAGTTTATCCAACCATGTCCACAATAACGGACAGCCAGAAGGATATTATTTAGATCCGGAGACAGCTGCACTCGCTCAGGCAGCATACGAGGACCCTGAACTCAGGATTCTGATGGATGCCAAACGTGACCTGTCAGCTGATGACCTCAATGTCGTGATAGACATGATTAAGGCTCTCAAGGCTAAGGAAGGAAAATAGTATGGGGATATGGGAATGGAGATTATACAGGTGTTTTTAGTTGACCTTGGTCCTATCAAGGGAATGACCATTAAGAATAATGATGACAGTTTTACTATCCTGATCAACGCCAGGCTCTCAGCTGATATGCAGATAGAAACGTATGACCATGAGATCGAGCATATAAACAATGGTGATTATGACCAGATTTATGATGTGAATACATTGGAGGCGGTCAGGCATAGTGCGTGAATTATTAAAAAAACTTAATATTTTCACAAAAAAATAGATTTTTTCATATAATTTGGTATAATTAACTTACAAACCGCGCATTACGGTTAGAGTATAATGCACTCGTATGTTTAGCTTCCGCGACGGACGGGGTGCAAGGTTGCGTAGAATATTCGTCACTCGTAAGAGACTTGCCAAATTGGTAGGTCTCTCTTGTTTTAGGAGACTGTAATGAAATTAATATCGTTAGATTCAAAAGAACTGAAAAAATATGCCGTGGATCCAGAGATGCTCCAGAAGGCAAAGAGACCTTGTGCGCTGATTATTCAATTAAAGTACAAAGGGCACAGACATGATTTCGCCGTTCCATTGAGATCAAATATTCCGCCGTCAACACCAAAGGATCAGTACTTTCCTTTGCCAACTCGATACACTACAAAAGACGGCTATCGCCATGGCGTGCATTTTATCAAAATGTTTCCGGTCGATAAAACAAAGGCACAGAAATTTTACACAGACGATATGTTCTATAAGATGATCAAGGCAATTCTTGATAAAAACGAGAAGGATATCATCAGCAGGTGTCAGCAATACCTAAACGATTATGAGAATGGTATTCGCACACAATTTTCAACAGACATCGACAAATTGTTAGAAATAATCAAATAATAAACAACGCCCCTGCACTGGCAGGAGCGAAGTACTCTGGCTGGAGATGGTACACCAACCAAAACAAGCACCTACATTGTACCATCTCCCGCCCTGATAAATCAATATTTCGGGGTTTTTTGTTACTTAAAAATCGCAATGTATTTCTAAGGAAAGGAGATGATTGTATGGCGGAATACAAATACCGGCACAGAGAACAGTACAGAGGCGTAAACATTGATATTAAAGCCAAAACATCTGGAGATCTGATTGCCAAGGTAGAAAAAAAGAAAAAAGACATTGATCAGGGAATCGTCGATGGATCTATTAGGTTGTCCGTGTTTGGTCGTCTGTTTCTAGAAAGCAATAAGCAGCATACTGTATCAGCTTCGTGGTATCGGGATCTTGGATATATGCTTAATAAAATCGTGGCAGGCATAAACGACCGTCCGATGGACCATATTAAGCCGCTTCATCTGCAGAATTACTTGAATAATCTTTCCGGATCTGACAGTTCTATAAAGAAGCAGTATGATCTGATAATGCAGATTTTCCGCCACGCTTACATCAATGGCGTTACTCCTACCGATTACACGATCGGCCTCGTTCGCCCTCATGGATCTCCATCGGTTACCGGCCGAAGCCTCACGGACCATGAAAGAATGATCCTGCTTGATGTTCTTTCCGGACATCGCGGCGAACTGTTCTGCAAGATCATGCTATATTGCGGATTGCGACCTTCAGAGACTCAGGCGCTGCAGTGGATCGATGTGGATCTAAAGGACAAGACAATCAATGTTAATAAATCACTTAAACCTGACGGTTCAATCGGGGAACCAAAAACATCTGCTGCATACAGGACTGTCCCTATTCCGGATCACCTCATTCCGTTGCTAAAAGAAAACAAAGAAGATCCCTTTTCTGATCTGTTCAGCCACAATTATACCTGGCGTCGCAGAATGTGGGATAGCATCCGGAGAGACATGAATATAGCAATGGGATGTCAAATGTATCGAAACAAGCTTATTCCTCCATATCCATTGGCAGATGACTTCACGCTTTATAACCTCCGGCACACATACTGCACGGATCTTGAAAAGAAAGGCGTCCCGATTAATATCGCCTCCAGGTTGATGGGGCACAGCAACATCTCTATCACGTCAAAAGTATACACTCATGCCTCTACAGAAGCACTGAAAATAGCACGTGATTTAATCAATGAATTTGTTTCCTGA